TTGGCACACGGTGATGATGTGCAACTGGCTTTTCGACAGCCATTAGCGGCGGAGGAAGTCTCGGCTTTGGTTGTCCAGATGGAAAGCTATGGCTTTGATGTAGTCTCGGCTGCGAAGGACGGGTCAGACGTTGTTTCTATGCGTTTGACTGACCGACCTTTTTATCGCGAGGCTTTCGATTTGAGCCTATGTTGGGTAGATTTGTTTCCCCACTTAAATTGGAAACGTTGTTACAAATTCCGTATTACAATTCTAGTTCAAAGTGGATGAGAGACATCACGTGTGATAGTGTTGACATTACCTTGTTGGAGCTTTCGTTGTGGGGTGATGAGTTGTGGGATAAATATGCCCCCACCATTATTTCCTTGACTGAGAGAGTGTTAGATTACGTGCCGCTTTACCTTACCAGAGGTCAAGCTATCCGTTCTTTGGCAGCGGGTGATGTTTATATGGCGTGTGCAGAGCCAGGCACACAACACGAGTTTGGTGTAGCAAACTACCTCCAGCATGAGGTTATAAACTGCGTACCACTAACAATGAATAGTACAATTGAAACGTCCAGGAGCCTAGCCTGCAAGAATAGGCAAAATTCATCTGTGGAATTCGTTTCACAGGGAGTGGGAGTCTCTGCACCTCCCAATGAAATCAGTGAGTCTTTTCTTACTGAGGTTACGTTTTTACAACAAGGGTATGTTGCTTTTGGAGATAGCAGCAACCCTTCATCCACCAATGATGCTTCTCCAACAGATAGTGCACCAGCTACGGCTGATTTGACCGATGCTACTACTGTTGAAAATGTCGTCACTAGTTCTCGTTTGGTTCCATCCGGGTTGGATCAAGCTTTCAAGCTTGAACCCGCCATGGACCTTTCTGATTTCTTTTCTAGACCACTGGAGATTGACAGATTTTCTATTACACTTGGAGCCCAACCAGCCGGACATCGTTTTGGAAGGTATAAGATGCCCAAAGATTTTCTTGAAACGTCTGGTCCTATGACAGGCAAAGCTCAGGGATTTCTGGGTTTTAGGGGCACGTGTAATATGAAAGTTGTTGTCAATGCCAATCCCTTTATGCAAGGATGGCTATTGTTGGCTTTTGTTCCCAGCGGAGGTGAGCCTGGTAATCTTGAGGCTTACCGTACTAGGAGTTTAACTGCCCTCACTCAACTTCCTCATGTTAAGATGGACATTGCGTGTGACACTGAGATGGAATTGTCTGTCCCTTATGTATCACCATTGCCATTTTACAACATGTTAAGAAAAGAAGGAGGTCACGGGAGTTTTCTCATCTATTCCTACACGGCGTCAGCGACTGGAGCATCCGCCCCGGTCACTTCTTATGATGTGACGGTTTATTGTAGTTATACAGATGTCGAGGTTGCCACTCCTACCATTGCGTGGGTCGCTTCTGGTGCTACTGAGAGAACCAAAGGTCCAACTTCTGATGAAGCTGGTTTGTCCAAGTTAACATTGAAGAAGGCACTTGATGTATTCGTTCCTAATGTCTCTGCCATTGCTAGTACAGCAAAATGGGCGATGAATGTTGCGTCAAATACCATGAGTGCATTCGGATATTCCAACCCGAATAATACGGATGTACCCAATAAGATGACAAATTTGTCTGATTATGGCAACTTGAATTCTGACATGCCTTCGCATTCATTTCCTATGGGGACTATGGCATCAAATTGCGTGAAGCTGCTAGACACTTCCAGTCTTCGTGCTTCTGAGGAGATGACTCTTGAGTACATCTCTGCAATTCCCTCATATTTCAATGCATTTGAGTGGCTGCCTTCTGACCCTCCCAACGACACCCTTGCCACTTATAATCTGCTCCCAGCCCAATTTCGGGTTGTTCAAGCCGATTTTGGTGTTGACACGTATGATTATGTTCCCTGGTCTTACTTG